GCACCTTTTATTTTATATATAAAAGTTTCCAGGTGCCTAATTTGGAAACTTTATTCTGATATGAGAAATATATATACTTTCAGGATTTATTTATATCACTCCGGTTTATCACCGAGATATAGACCTAAGGAGACTAAATCGTAAGAAAATCACCTTAATATTTTATGTTTATGTTTAAATCTTTACAAGATTTGATCATTTTATTACGTCTCTTGGCAGAGGCGTATACCTTATTACGAAGATCAGCAAAATATTTATGCTGTTCGCTATCATTATACATGAGCTCATCGTCAAAAGATATTTTAAATTCTTTTAACGCTACAAAGCGCATTAAGTCTAATTCCACTGATGGAGGTATATATTGATTATATAGATATCCAGGTTCCCCATCTCGAAATATGTGTAGTTTTATGTCTTTTCCATCTATTGTTTCGGCTTCTAAGTGGTCATAACCACTCAAATCTATGCAAATTGCATAATAACTAAAGTGGGTGAGAATTTCGGTCAGATACTCTTTCTCATACAAAATGTGTATGTTGAAAAACAGCACATCGAACAATTTTGCGTATATTACGCTTAAATACATCCTCCTACGTAAAATATCTTTTATATTTTCCGTCAAGATTTTTTCTTGAATGGCGTGAATTCCATCATAATTTAATCCAAATTCAGCCAACTTATTAACTGCGGCCATTTCGAAACACACTCTCCTAGAAGTATAATTGTCTGTCAATTTTGGAAACAAGGTTTTATTAATTTTGACAAAATCTTCATCTTCTAGTATTACATTGAATTCATCGATAAGAGTATCAACATCGTCATACAATTTGTCGAAAGATAATTTAGATAGTTTGTTGAAAAACTGTTCCATATCTTTAATTTAAAAATTTCTAAACTCTAAATCATATGATTGTTTGTAAATGGCTATTTAACTACTTCAATTGCTTGTAAGTTGTGTCGAAGGAAATAACCATAGTGGAATTAATGTCTTTAAGTAAACTAGATGCTCTGACAAAGATAGTACTCGGTAAATTTTTACTGAACGACTGTACGGTCTTTAAAATCATAATAGGAATTTTCAATTCTAAGTTGAAAGTGTCTTTAAGATCATACTTCGCAAGAATTTTCTCTCTGATAACATTTAGTGTGGTTTCAGCGCTATATTTGTTCGGAATCATAATACAAATATCACTTAAACTCTCGTTGTTTAGAACTCTTTTAGTGTAAATGTCTTGCTTTAAATGTAAGATATTTATCAATTCATTTAGTTGATCTCCCAACTCGGAAATTTTAACAGTAGAAGTAAACATCTCTTCACTATCTATTAAAGACTCTTCTTCAATATGTAATTCTGTTTCAAATAATTTCTTTATTTCAATATTCACGTAGTTAACTGAAGAAGATTCATTCGCTTTAAAGAAATCATACAGATATCTTATTTTTGACAATAAATTTTTCTTCCTTTCTAACGTGATAGCATTTTCTTTTAGGATATAGTATTTTAAGTTAAAGAAATAATCTATAGCACTGGTTAGTATTTGGTTTTTCAACCTATTCTTTTCAGTCGATCTACTTTCTAAGTCCATATTTATTTCTGAACGTTTTGACTTTGTTCAATTCAGCAGTTTCCTCGTTGGTTAACTCTAAATTTTGATAGTCCAAGAAATCGCAAGCCAAATATGAGTATTTAGTATCCAAACCAAATTTAATAGAAAAATTTTGATTATGTACCAATTTTCCTTCTTTCAAAAGAGTTAGAATCTCATTCGAATGATGTCTACAAAATAATCTTAACACATTCACTTTGAAGCTACCGTTTTGAAGAGCTGAAACCCATCCACCGACTGGAATGTTCAACTCAAGCGAATCAAGTTTCATCTCCAAAACATGGTCTTTTAGAAGGCACAATTCTATTGAAGTACCGTATAAAACCCCGATTTGAAACAATATTATTTTTACCTTGTCGTAATTTAAGTTGACTTTGTTAGTCAATCGGTCTACACAAGCATTTATTAATTTGTCATGGACAGTACTTTGCCTGACTGTTGGTTGGTTTTTATGTTGCACATCAGCTTCTACATTCGCTTTTTCTTTAATATTTGTCTTTTCTGGCGGAACGAAAAAGTCGTTGACCGTTTTGATTGAAGAAACTTTATCCTTTGAGGACTTTTCATAAAGAGCGAAATTTCCTTTCGGATTTGAATCTGCTGAGTACATTTTCTTATAATCAATGCCTTTAGGTAAAAGGACGCTCACGACTTTATCCTCACCATTAAATCTCTTAACAAATTTTTGATTTATATTACCAATAGAAACGTCTTTTAATTGGTATTCGAAACCGAACGTTAATCTCCTCTTTCTAGGTATTACGTTTGTGATACTCGCTAAAATACCATCATAAGTAAAGTGTGTTTTCGCATTTTCTATATAAACACCTAAAAGGAAATTTACTTGATTTTTAATATCAAAAAATTTTATGATGGAAAAATTTTTATTAATTTTGTGTTCTACTTCATCGTGTGTCCAAAATTCGAGAGTCGTCTCATTACTAGTTTTCCTTATAACATTCTCGAGAACAACGTCATCCAGTTCACCAAACCACAATTGACATACTTTATTTAATCCTTGTACGGAGTGATCTATCATATGAAACCCCACAATAGCTTCATCTGTCGAACCGATCGAATTCACATTATAAAATCTAATTACACCACTAGAATCCGGTTTCAATTCTAAGTCCTCATAGGGATTTTCGCTTGCAGAAACAAACGTTTCGGAAGTTTTAAATTTATCAACGGCCGCTTTATAATCTGTAAAATTTCTAAAAGATGTATTCAAGCCAAACATGTAGGTTGGAGGGTGTCCCTGTTTCTTAATGCCATCTATAGAAACATCCACATTTAATCTTTTTATATGAGGTTGAGCTCCTATACTATCAAAAATATATCTTTGGTTTGGATTCAAATTATTCATTCTTACAACTTGGATATTATATCTGTAACATGGATTATAAAATCTATATATGATCACATCGTCTACTGCGATTGAAAATATTCTAGATTCATATTTTATAATAAAACCATTGCTTTTGTCCAAGTCTAAGGTTATGTCTTTCCTAATTAAAACCACAGAATCAACCCTTTCCTTTAAAAGATAATTACCATATTTAACTATTAATTTCGTTACAAACTTATCATATTGTTCTTCAATGATAAGATCAAAATACCCATCATGCTGACCTACTCTAAGCGTCGTTGTCCCTAAGTAACCTTCGGAGTGAGGTTTTTCATTCAATAACACTTCAAAAACTATATCTCTAGAAAAATAAGTTGCATATTCTGAACAATTCGCGATACTCATCGCTTAGTTCCTCCGTTGGCTTCTAGGACCTAAAACTTGTGTGACGTGTATCGGATTTTGATCTTTGTTACCTTTAGTTGTGGCGTACTCCGTCGCTGCAACTTGCGCCGACAGTGTCCTTGGAGTGTTTGTACTTTTGTACAACGCATTGAAATCATTAATATGACCTCGAGTCGAGTCTAATACACCCCATTGCGTTCCCAACCTCTCCGAGTTTTCGTAACCTAATTTTTGCAGTAGTGCATCTATATTGTTACTTTCACTTCTACCAAATCTTCGTTCTATATTTTGTACTCTATCCTTTTTTATACCAAATTTTGCTATAAGAAACTTCACTACTTTCGCTCTATCCCACGTATACACTTTATCGTTAAGAGTAAAATTGTTAACCAAATTGTTGTTGTTGACATTTTCCACTGATGTAGACTGTTCCTTCATTGACGCAAAATATGAAGCCATACAAGCTGCGAATTCCTCATCAGTTAGTGATTCTTCACTGGATTTTTGAAATATTTCTGTTTTGAAATACTCAGTAAGGCATTCATAAACATAATTTACCTGTTCAGCATTTAATTCATTAGCTGGTTGTGCAAATAAGGTTACTTTTGGAATCGCTAGATTGCCCCCAAGTAGCTGTGAAATTCTATTTTCTGGTTTTTGTTTTGTATAAGCATTTTCTTTATCCTTCCGTTGTGCTGATTGATCATCAGTTGCCTTAATCGAATTAAGACGTTGTACTATCGCAGGCGAAAATCCAGATGGTAAAACCAACTCCCTCACTCTTTGTTTTTGACTATCTGACAAGTCTTGATAATTATTTAGGATATTTGTTACAGAATTTTCTATATTAGATACCAATCCCGCTTCTGTAGTAGTTCTTATCGCAGGCGCTTTTAAAAGAATTGTAGCAATACTGTTAATTTCATTTTGTGCATTCCTAATTTGATTTTCCATGTCAAAAGTTTTACACTAAACCCAATGCTTCGTAATAGCGTAATTTACTAGATTCATCACGTCGACTGTGATATTCCGTTAAACACATTAAAATATTTATGGAGATTTGCTCTTCTTTTGTTAATAGTTTTTTATTCAGACCTTTCCAAAAGTCTATTCTCAAATGATCTAATATCTTTGGACAGTTATTGTATAAACTTGGTCGGTACCCCAGAAGTTTATAAAGTTGTATAGCATAATCAGCTCTATAGGAACAAAACAGTCTGATATAATTTCTTTTTGCATCCTTTTCTGGTAGTAATTTTGCGCATGAGTCGATATATTTTATAAATGGTTTCGATTTTATTGTTATTTTTAACGGATGATCTTCATACAATATAGAAGTGGTAAACGTTTCCTCCCTTTGTCTAATATAAGGGGATGTTGACATAAAAGCGAAAAATAGCAAAACTAAAGCTTCAACAACGTCAAATTCAGAAATTCCAAAATGCTTGTAAAAATATTCATTAAATATGTGACACATAGCAGTGTCTCCAGGTTCACTCAATTTTAAATGTGTCGTACTAGCGACGCACTCAATTTTTGTTCGTTTTAGAAAATATGGTTGAAGGTTCAAATTTGTAAATTTATTTATCGAAGTTATTCTCTTGTTTTCTAAAACATCTTCAACACTTGATTTAAAATCAGCATTGTATAAAATAGATAGTGGTCCGTTTAACCTTTCATTAAACTTCGTTAAAAATTCATATTGTCTATTAAAATTTAAAATTTTAAACTCAAATTCTCTCAATAATGTGTACAATGCTCCCAATATGATCGGTTCTGATTTATAATCACCTGATATAGTTTTGTCTATTCTTGGTGTTACTAAGTCAGCGAATATAAGCAGTTTGTCATATAAAGATTTAAGTAGCTCATTTGATCCGATGGATAAAAATGTGTCAACATAGTTTTCCGCTTTGGACAATAAACTACTGGACAATATTTTTGCACTGGCTCTCGATTGTTCTACACTATCTTTTCTGAATATCTTTAGCTCATCTTTAGAAACATTGCTTATACTTTGGATTTTTCCTATCGAATTTGAGAGTCTGTACGTAAACTCCAAATCTGCCCCTTTTAATTCTGGAAATGCTTTAGCTATTTGTTCCTTTGGAAAAGTACAACCTAAGTCGGGATATATTTCACAAAAGTCTATCATACTCTTATCAACAATGAAATCGTATGATCTTACCAACTCTGGTGTTATATATACAAATAAATTTTCGGGCGGATAACTTGAAAATTTTGAAATATTTACATCATCGCTTTGAAGATAATGGAATACAAGAACTAACAAGGAGGTAACTTTATCGTCTGAGATTAAGATCCTTCCTTGAGATTCATAAACGAAACAGTTGAAGTCAGTTTTAACTCCACTACCACTCTCCCCTGTATATCGAAGATTAGAAATACTTTTTAGGTTTTTCCTTGTATAATCAATTATTTTTGATATTAAAGAATTGTTGTTACTTTTAAGTGTAATAAATTTAACTAAGTTTTTAAAGTTCTCCGATTTCTCTAAGTCCATTCTGATTTTTTAAACGGAAATTGTTCTAAAAGATAATAAAATAAATCTATGTCCTCGTTAACGCTCAAGATCAAGAACTTTCCTTTGAATGATCTATTATTTGATAAATACATAGTTTGTAACATTCTTTGATGTATATTTTTTACAAATAAAGTAATATCTTCCTGCGGTGTCTCAAAGTCCTTTAACGAAGTGTTGAAGCTCTGCAATAAATTTTTCAAATCCTCCATTCTTTTCAACAAACTCTTTGATTTCACTCGGGAGTGATAAATTTAAGTTACTGAACTTTGGGTCTTTTGTGTGATAAGCTAATAAGGATGTCACAACTATGTAAGAACTAGCAGCACTAATTTGAATTTGTTTGAAATTAAGTGGGCTGGGTTTGAAAGTGTCACTGGAAGTTGACCTCAAGTGCTTGACCACGCTTCTTTCCTTATTTGTTAAGTATATGCTGATATTCCCATCTAAATCATAAGAGTAAACTTGTATATAGCCTTCCCCTTTCTTCGAGACAGTATCTGTTGAATAATTATCTCTTACTAATAGTTTATCTTCAAGGAAAAATAGTGACTCACCCTCATATAAATCTATAGCTGTATTATAGACAAAATCATTACTCATTTGAATTTCTCTCACATAAGGTATGGGCATTGGTTTCCTAATTACTATCTCGGGTTTGAAATAAGTACCCAATTTAAAAATAACGTGTGAGTTTACATCTACATATATAAAATCCGGATCTTCAGTTAAAATATGAAGGTAAGTACAACCGTATGAAACGCTCAACCTTAAATCTTTATCTACATAGACAGAGTTACCTGTTTTATTTGCGAATTTCTTAACAGCAGATTGTAAAGAAGGGAGTAAAGACGTTCCACCGACCATGGATATAACAGCGCCCTTTATGTTGTTCCTAGCAACAATTTTCTCCAAAATGTATATAGATTTCTTTACAAAAGGATCGGCTAGGGCTGTCAATTTTTGCCTATCAAATGAAACTTGAACAGAATCTCCATTTTCGTCCAAGACGTTAAAATCCCTAGCATCGCTACTTATAACATTCTCTTTAATGTAAGCAAGACTTAAAGGTGATAGTTTTGTACCTGTTTGCGTTGTAATATAACTACCTATAGCAGCATCAATATCTCTCCCGCCAAGGAAAAGATCACCTTCTGTGTCGCAAATCATTATTATTTTATTTTTCTTACGAACGTAAGAAACGTCAAAAGTACCACCACCAAAGTCAAAAATTAAAAATTCATCAGAATTTTTACTAGCGAATATGCTGTGTATGGCGGCAGCTGAAGGTTCATTTAGTATTCTGTCAACTTTTATATTCAAACTGTCAACAATAGATCGCATATAAGATCGTTGAATTGAATAGTAATCAGCTGGTACGGATACATTTAAGTTTGTTACTTTAACCTTAAATTTTTCTTCAAATAAGTTAATCAAAACTTTTATGTACCAACATATTAAAGTTTTTACAGAGAAGCTCTTTTTAACCGTACCAATACCAGACATATGACAATCCTCATCTTTAAATTCGCAAAAATAACTTGGTTTAAGTTTATCTTTTATCGTTTGAAAAGAAGACGCTGTCACTCCTACCCATCGTTTAAGATCATAATATGTTGTATAATTTTTTACCACGCTCCCAATCGTCTTGGCAAGGTTTCCTATGACCAAATTGCCATCGAAAATAGTTAAAACTGTAGGTATATATGGAGTATCTTCCAAAATTAGAGGTGTTAACTTGTCATCCACAATAGCAGAGATTGTCGAGAACGTTGTGCCAAAATCTATACCAGCTCTACAAAATGGTAAATCGCGTTGTTCCATTCTAATTTCTAAATATGGGTTTGTACACTATGTAATTGTGATTTAAACTAGGTATATTCAAGAATATGTAAACGAATAAAATAAAACCCGAGAGAACAAAATAGAACTGGTAGCTGCTCAAATGTGTGTATAGAAAAAGAAAGAATGAACAAAAGAGAATAAAATTCATTTTAAATTAAACATTTATAACCAGACTCGAAAAGTTTTCGAAAGTTTGTAAAAGAAGAGAGAACACAATGTATGTAACATAAGGCTGAATACGACGAACCGATTGGGGTAGAGTATTTCTTATTCAACTTTAAGTCTACAAGATTAATCAAAGATTCATCAAAATAATCTTGCAGAAGATCCCTGTAAGAAATGAAACGCTCTCTAAGTAAACCATCATTGACTAAATTTCCCTCCAAAATAGGAACGCTTAATTTTTCAAAGAACCGAACGGGGTCTGGTAAAATCCGTATATGCCCATCAAACTCTACTATAAACTTTGAGCAGAAATATGTTGTTGGGTTATCTAAAAATTTTGCTTCCATCCCAAAATCCTGATTCATTTTCGTTGAGTAATTTTCAATTGGAGATCTAGAAAGCAATAGTGAGTCATCACCAGAAATCAAAATTAAGTCGAAGTCGTCAAAATTGTAGTAATTTCCTAAGATAGAAAGGGTGGTCAAACAATTTGACAAGAAAGTATTCGGACTACCCGTTCTTCTTTGTGCAAAGAGGTCAACAATCACACCACTATGTGACGTAGCTTTGACAAAGTATTCCGAGGCTTTAAAATTGTCATATTCGTTTGGTGAGAATCTGAACATTTTATGAACAATTTCCTCATACAATTTAATGATCACACCTTGTGATTTATCAAACTTTGAAAAGTCTATCTCACAAGTGTGGTATGAATCTAAAGGAAACTTTATTCGAGATTTGATAGCGTCTCCCAACTCTGAAAGGTTCATACCACTATAAATTACAACGTTTGATCTTAAAGAATACGATACCCTATGGAAAATCTCCAAGAAGATTGGGCTAAAATACATATTTATGATGTGTTCGTAATAGACGATGTTGGCTGCAGGGGAATATTTTTTATAACACGATGTGTCCAATTTGGGTTTTACTTCTCCCTTAATCATCAACTTCAATCTATCAACCTTATTAGCCCAGGGATTGTAGTCTATGGAATTAAGAATATTCTTATACTTCCTTCCATCCCTCGTAGTAAGCCAATCATCTATTTTATTTAAATCCGGCTCAATGCAATCGTCAAACTCCAAAACTTTCGCTGGATTTAAAGCGTTTAAAAAGCTTTTGAAAAGACGGTTCACTGCATCACCAACATCAATATTTCTATGTATCTCGGGAGAGGCGAAGTTTCTATTCGACAAAGACAATAGAATTTGCTTGAAAGTATCTGGACGTGGTCTTTCACCTTTGCCGAATATCTTTGACAGAATGCAAGAACGAGGTTCATACTGTTTTGTCTTGTTCGGGTTAAACCTCAGATTCTCCAAAATCGGTAATTCTAGATTTCCCGATTCAAAAAATAGAGTCCTATATAAAAAATCGTAACCAGTATAATTTGGGAAACAAACCCCAAGGAATTCGTTCACACTCTCCACATGAGATAGAGAGGGTCTACTCGAATAAGAAGGGAAAATTAATGAAGAATCCTGCCAAAAATATGTGTCAAACGCACTGTCTAAACCCAAATTGGGAGATAACGTAATCACTAATATTTCTGTTCTTCGAAATTTCTGATGAGACTCTATCATTAAGACAAGAAAAAGGTACGTAATATCTAAAGTCCTTTGTATGTCTCGATATTGCAGTAACAAATTGATTTACGTCATTGTAAATTTCATTTGCAAAAATTTTAGTCCTCACCAAAGCAACCTTTTCAAAAGTACTTCCTTGTATTTCATTCACAGTCTTGACGGTGGTGATCTTAAAATGTCTGTTCAACTCATTTTTCTCATTTTGAGTAAAACAGATGTATTGACAATCCTTCGAAAACTGAATGTCTTCAGGACCGTTGATCGGACAAACATCCATTGTTCTGACAAGCTTGTTTTTCTTTGAATAGACACCATTTGGATACAAGCGTGAACCATCGTTAGAGACTAAATTGGATAAGGTGTAACATACATCTAAAGGACATCTAAAACTTCCATTATCAAATTCGGTTTCACAGTTTTTAAAAATCTCTTGTGAAAGTGAAGAAGTTTCAAAAGGTATCCTACAAATATAGGGTATTTGATTAACGTCTCCAAATAATTCGCAGACGTCGAATTTTGATCGACTTAAAATTGCGACTATAGCCCCAGAATGCTCCATATAGCACTCATCTATGAAGATATGAGCAACATTAACATCTACATTGTTAATTAATGCACCATCTAAAGTGAAGCAAATCTTACTAGCATTGTGTATTCCCAATGTCTTTAGTTTAGAAATAATCTCTTTCCTTCCCACCTTAGTGATCGAGAGGGCAATCACACTAGACTTGCGTTTAATTATTTGTACCATTTTGTCACATATTGTTGTTGTTTTTCCACTCCCTGGAGGTTTATTTACTACCTTGATTTTATTTAAATCTAAAATATTTTTAAAATCGCAGCCAGCAAATCGCATCTCTATTGCTTTAAGTTTCTTGTTGGAAAACCCAGCTGCTAAGTCATCTGTGGTAAAGCAGACACTACTTTCTCTCGGTGAATGCTTGATTAAGACGTTATCACTCGTTGCGCTGTTATAAACATCGTTAATCGCCTCTGTTTTACTAGAAAAGAGAGTAGTCCAACCAAAAATTGGTTCGAACATGTGTATCGTCCTATCGTTTACGAATCTACTTAAATCTTTTTGAGATTTGTAACCTGCATTATACAATGATATCACTCTCTCAATCTTTCTGAGATTAGTCAACAGAGTTTTGTTTTCAAAATAAACGAATTCTATCAGACTGTTTAAAATGTTGTCTTCTACTTGAAGAAACTCAACCTCAGATTTATTTGGATAAAACCTTAATAAGGAGCACGAGTCTTGTTTAACATCATCACTAACACGCATAAGCACATTTGAAGTTTTCTTCTTTTCGTACAGCGATTGAATTGGACTCTTGTAGTTACGATTAACATCATCTTCACATGACGTATATCTGGGCATTTCCTCGTTGATCTCACAAGAAGATACTCGTGTCGGTTCTGGAGGTTGAGTGCTGTCCCCTTGATTACCTCTTTCATTAAACTTCCTGATGACTTCATTTACAAAAGTATCCTCTTCACTCTTGGTCTCTTCTGTAGGGTAGTCCACTTCTTTATCCTTTCTTGTTATATTATCATTCTTCATTTTCTTATTGCGTAACTCATTCACTTTCTTGGCTAATCTTCCGATGGGTGTGCAAAATGAAAAATTTTCTCCCATAGCTATTGAAAGATTTTTGAAAAGAACAATTCCATTCAAGAAATTTTTATAAGTATCACAAGAAAAGTAAATCATTGTCAAGCACAATAAGAAAGAAGATTTTGCATCTGATAATAGGAAAATAATAGGTATCAAAATTAATAAATATTTATCAGAAAACATATTACAAATCATTCTAGTAAAAGAAAATAGATAATGGTTGGCAATATAATTGTTGGCAAGATGATTGGGATCTTTATCTTTTCCTAAGTATTGTAAAAGTTTAGGTTTGACGGTCAAACTGGCTGCCGTTGTTAAAACCACTGACGGCAATGTCGGTTGAACATTGTTAGTAAAAAGTGTGGTTAAAACCACTGGGAGAATTGGCTCTTTAAAATTAAGGTAACGTTCACAAAAGGTTTTAAGCCCAAAGTAGTAAAAAGGTGAGAACATCAATCTCTTCGACGGAAATCTTACGAAAAAGATTGACAATATGAATGATGATAATATTGAAGTTGAAACTTCAATGATGAAATTGAAACAAGATTGTTGTAAACCATCATCATTCTTAATTCTAACATAAAATCTGATGAAACCGTTCACCAATCGACAACCATCAACAAACAAAACTTCACAAACAATTCTTGAGGAGACAATTGTCTCTAGAAGAAAATTGTACGGGGTATCTACAAATTTCAGACCAGTATTCAAATGTTTTGACTGAACCAATGAATGGTTTCTTAAAAATTTATAACTCTCAGTGACGCTTGAGATGTAACTGGGAATGAAACTCGGGATATATCGCTTCAATATGCCCACTTTTCGAATAATGAAGGAGAAAGAATACTTCAACATCGGCAATAATGTCACTGTCAAAGGAGATAAAATTATTCCAAAAGAGGTTTTCAGAAAATCTAGAAAGTTTTTAACACTAGACTTTAGGAATTTTCTTGTGATGTTTGGAAAACATCTGATAAAAGAAATTGTTTTCACTACAAACTGAAGAAAATCATCATTCGACCCAAATGCTTTGGGCATCACAAGAAGTAGTTCCTTAAACACTTTAACGACGTAAAGATCATCGCCTCCCCCACCAACACATAGGACTGAGGTCAATGATTGGTTGATATCATTGGGTTTTGACAACGTTTCATACTCTGTTTCTGGTTCCCTTTCAACTAAAGTCTCCACATCTTCATTTAAAGCATCATCGTTTGGCGTTTCAACAGAATAGTTTTCTTCAAGCAGCTGCGCGATAAACCCACCGACATCCACATCGTTGAAGAGAACTTGACCAACTAAATCTAACAAACTCTCATGAAGAATGGATATTAGATCTCGAAAATTTTTGTACAAAATCATGACAAAATTTAAAAACTTTTGTTTAGAAAAGGCTAGAACATGTTTTAAAAGATTGTACAATGCCGAAACACAAAAGTTTTCTTTTAAATTCTTCACAAAGTTTTTGAAACTAACACAAAAGACATTGTTCACAACAAAGTCCATGACAATTTTGTTCCTAGTGATGATGAAGAAAATGATTTCTGAAAGTTTTAAAGCCAATACACCAACTTTCATCAATCCTTTCGAAAAGACAACTCTCAAACTCATAAGAAGATTGAAGGTTGTTTCAAAAATGGTATAAAATTTGTTTAAAACTGTAGCATCACCACCACCTAAGTCTGCGCAGGACGCTAAATTATCATGGACGTCATTAAAGGTATCTTTGTTTCCGTTTAATTCTAATTCGAAATCATCAGTTCTTGTGATTAAATCTTTAAATGAGGTATTTAGCACATCTACGTAATCGCCCTCACCTCTAACAAAAATCTTTTGGGTGACTTCGATTGATGTTGTGATGATATTTATTCTTGATCCAGAAGAACGGTACGCTGACACCGCCCAATCCCCAAGAATTTTACCCGTGAGTTTCATAACTAAATCTATACAGCTTAACTTTAAGCGTATAAACAGGTTGTTTAGTCCGAGGATTATAGACTTAAAAATACTTGGGGCGTAGTGTTGATAATAAACGAATCTGGCAAGAAAATTTGTTTTCTCACTCAGCCTCAAACCCTCTGCCAAAATTACGGCAAGCAAGCCTGGTAAATAATTAATGTCCAAATTTACCGCCTCATTAATAACTTGTCCATTATATATGGTGTAACTTTTCCTCGATCTGTAATGGGACATTATATATTCAAAACCTTTACGATTAAAATTGTCGACACAATTCGCAGCATATTCAATCATATTGATTAAAAAAGCTTTGTCAATAACAACATCATGGTATTCCACCATACCACAACGGTTACTGACCGGAACACGAACCGTCAATTTCTGCTTCTCATAAAAATCATAAATGGTTTTAAAATCGTGAACACCAGATGGGTAGCATTGACATACGACTAAAGAATAATAACGGAATGGTCCTCTGGAGTTCTCCAAAGTCTTCTTAAAAACTTTTCCGTCAAGGAAAACGATTTGATCTGTCATTATGGATCTAAGATTTTTTAAATCGTGTGTATAACTTTCGGCGCTATCTCCATAAAAATAATTGACAAAATCATTCTCCCTCTTAATAACACAGCTTCCATTAAACAATTGTATTTCGGTGAAATCTACTAGAATTTCACCAGGTAAGAGTAAACAGAAGTCTAACCTCTTACACTCATGAGATATCATGGCTTTGGCCATATCTCGAAGGCTCATGTCATAAACTTCAACTGCTATAGCCCTATCCGATTTATAAAAACAATCTTGCGCTTTGTTGGTGCATAATGTTATATTGTCATTATCAATCATGACTCTCTGCAATCTTAACGCGAGGTCAACATGCCTTTTCGAGTCCCTCACATCAACAATTGGATTGCAAACGTGAACATCATGGTTAACCAGAGAAACATGTGTTAAGACATTTCCACCAAAATCTATGAACCCACCAAAATTGTTGATTTTTGAGAAATGATAATTGCTCAACTCTCTAACTGCAGTGAAGAGGGCATGAGAACTGTAAGTTCTGTCCATGAATTCAATTTTTAATTCTGGGAAAAGATCTGTTAAAATTTTCTTCTCCTTTATAGATAATCTAACTCTAACACCAAAGTCGTGAGCTCTATCATACCATTGGTTTATTCGATTGGAAGCACGACTTAAGATGTTATTGAGTGTCACATTATCTGACTTCACTGTGTTCTTTTCCAACATTTTATTTAAGTAATTCTCAACCAAAACATCAAGATCGTTTAAGTCCTGGAAGTCGTGATTGTTTTGGGAAGTCATTCCCAAAAAATTTTTATCAACATCAATAAAAGTCATATTGATAATTCGCTCATCAAAATGGTACATGTTATTCCCAACTTTTTTGACGTGTTTCAAAAACCCTCTACCAAGTCCGTACTTGAGTAAGACGGAAATACGCACAATCGGAACAACCCTCAAACTCTTGGGTATAGTCCTGTTATTATAAGCAAAGGCGTCCATCCAGCAAAAGCCCGAACTATAAGATCCAAAAGGCTTTCCGCATGATGTCCTCGCATCGACATCAATATAATACTTCCCACCGATCAAAGAAAAATTTAACATCTTCCTCACCGCATCGGTGTCATTGAGAAATGAGTATGTTGGTCCATTGGCTTTCTTCATCGTATATTTTACGACCTTCCCATCAACAACTTCCTTTTCAATGGAGCCAAAATATTTAATTTTCTTTGAGAAGATGGTCACTTTATTGGCTGTTCTTGCCTCGGGTTTCCCTGATGGGATTTTCTTTTCCACCTTCTCAGCAGTGGGTTTATCTTCCAAAGCGGGTTTCTCCGAGTTTCTAACACCTTGGGGAATCGTGCCCACAACTGGAGAGGGTTTTTCATTTAACATGGTTTTAAAGGGTCCAAAATATATGATTTTCTCTTGATCTCTCAATCCATCTTGGACCGCATCAACAGGATTTTCCCGTTTCGACTCGGGTTCGCCATCACATTCAGCTGAGTTCTTAACCTGAGTCGCCTGCTGATCTGCTTGACGTTTCCACATCTTGGATCGAAGGGTATTTGCTTCGGCCTTGAAGAACCTCAGCAGGGTGTGGTACTCACCCTTCTCAAAAGTCAATACTTTATTAAAATTAAAGTTAAGAAAATCTGCGACGACATTATCGGAAGCATAATTAGAGAGGATATACTTCGTCACAAACTTCTCAACAGGAGTTTTTGGTTGATAAAACCAATAATTGACATTGGTTTCTATGAAAACAGTCAAACCTCCCACCCAATGTCCGGAGATATAGAAGTCTCGTTTATTTTTCTTGAGACCATCATAACCTTTACCCCATAGTTTGAAGAGGGGTGTGCCGTCAACTGACTGACTGTGATAGCCAGTCAAAAAGAACTCAGACTTGTCATGTTCAAAGTCAAAGTAAACATGAACATTTTCGCCCATCCTGGACGTCTTCCGAATTTTATTTTTTATGGCAGCGCCCAGAAAGTCTGCCTTGTTACTGCTTTGAGTATTAGTTGATTTAGACAGCAGTTTTTCTATAAAATTTTCAAATGAATTTTTCTTATTCAAATAAACAAAATCCCTGGGGATTTTCTTGAAGGAACAATAAGTGGACCCAAAGGCAGAACGGGCCAATCGCTTGAAAAATTTTACATTGCTCTTTGAAAGTACAAGACCTAATTTCGAAAGAGCAGTTGTAATAAAGGGACTGTAGTATTTCTCTCTCTTCTTAAAAAGAGAGTGATCATGGCATTTAGAACCTCGACGGTGAACCTTCAAGGTTTTTCGGACATGGTCCCCTTCTAGCAATGAACGCGAAAAAGAAGGATTCTTTAAGAATTTATCCTTCTTTCGTCTTCCCGTGATTGGAGCCCCGATCTGTTTTACAGAAAAAGCAGAATATAGGGCGTAAAAGAGACGAGAAGGAATATAAAGAGAGAGGAAAGAGAGGAAAGTTTTATTTTTCTTTTTCTTTGATTGATTAAAAGCTAGAAAATATTTTTCCGAAAGATCGAAATTGTTAAAAGACATAGTTATAGGATCAGAACCCTTATTGTAAAGGGTTATAACACTTTTGTTCAGATTCTCCTGAACTAAGACTGAAGAAAAGATAAACGAAAATTCGTTGTTTTGACCCAATCCACAGTGCTTCAGGAGG